GGCTATTAATATTAACATTAAAGTCAGTGCTATCATCTATTATTGGTTCATCTTTCTACGCTTGGTTCCAAGGTACCACAATAGGTATTTGGTTCCAAAAGAAAGTAGATACCTTTATGCAATACGTCGCAGTAAAGTATGACCTTGAGTTAGCCAAGAAGGATGCTAAGTTTATCAAACAGTATCCTTTAATGGCTAAGAGAATTCAAGAGTTAGAACAAAAGGCTCACTTCCCCTGTGGCCTTGATGGATTTGATGGTTACCAACCATTATTAGATAGACTTGATCTACTAGAAAAAGCCGCTAAAAAGAAATAAAAAAAGAGTTTACTTTTCTGTAAATCTATGATATAATAGATACATTATTAAAACAATAACTAACTATGACTGATGGTAACAATTATATGCAAATGCACGTTGTCAAGCGAGACGGAACGCCTCAAGACTTTGATCTTGAAAAAATACACAAGGTTTTAGAATGGGCCACCGATGGAATATCAGGGGTATCTATTTCTGAAATCGAACTTAAATCAAATATTCAATTGTACGATAAAATTCCTGCTTATGATATTCATGAGTTGCTAATTAAGAGTGCGGCTGAGCTGATTTCTGAACATACACCAAACTACCAAGGAGTGGCAGCACGTTTAATCTCATACAAGCTTCGTAAAGAAGTGTATGGTCAATTCTTTCCAAAGCCATTAGTTGAAATCGTTATTGATAATGTAGATCGTGGTGTTTATGATGGTGCTATAATGACATCATATACCCGTGAAGAATTAGAAGAGTTAGATCGTTATATCAAACATGAGAGGGATGATACATTTACTTATGCTGGCATGGAACAGTTTAGAGGTAAGTATTTAGTTCAAGACCGAAGAACAAAGCAGCATTATGAAACACCGCAAATATTATACATGATGATATCTGCAACCCTATTTAGCAAATACCCACAAGAAACTCGTTTACGATATGTCAAGGATTATTACGATGCAATATCTCAGTTCTACATTTCGCTTCCTACGCCGATTATGGCTGGTGTACGGACGCCGACCCGTCAGTTTTCGAGTTGTGTTCTTATCGAATCTGGTGATAGTCTCGATTCTATTAATGCTACTGCCACCTCAATAGTAAAGTATATCAGTAAGAAGGCTGGTATCGGTATTGGCGCTGGCTCTATTAGAGCTGAAGGTTCTAAAGTCGGAGACGGATCTGTTGTCCATACAGGCCTGATTCCATTCCTCAAATACTTCCAAGCTGCAGTTAAATCTTGTAGCCAAGGCGGTGTTCGTGGAGGAGCAGCCACAGTATATCTACCTGTTTGGCATTACGAATTCGAAGATCTAATAGTACTAAAGAACAATAAAGGTACTGAAGAAAATAGAGTACGTCATATGGATTATGCATTTCAATTAAACAAATTGATGTATGAGAGATTACTTAGTGGTGGTAATATAACCTTCTTTGATCCAAATGATGTTCCAGGGCTATACGACGCATTCTTTGCTGATCAAGATAAATTTAAAGAGTTATATGAAAAATACGAAAAGACTCGATCTATCCGTAAGAAATCATTACCAGCTTTAGAAGTATTTCAACAGCTTTTAACTGAAAGAAAAGATACTGGTAGGATCTATGTAATGAATGTAGATCATGCTAACGAGCATGGTGCGTTTGTTGAATCAAAAGCTCCTATCCGTATGAGCAACTTATGTTGCGAAATAGATTTGCCGACAAGTCCACTGTCATCTAATCCAGATGAGGGTGAAATATCTTTGTGTACTTTGTCAGCAATTAACTGGGGTCTTATTAATGATCCTAGTGAGTTTGAAAAATACTGTGACTTAAGCGTTAGAGCTTTAGATGAGTTACTTGATTACCAATCATACCCAGTCCTAGCGGCTGAAAAGGGAACTATGAATCGTAGACCTCTTGGCATTGGTATTATCAACTTAGCTTACTTCTTAGCAAAACGCGGTCTTAAGTATGATAGTGGGGCATTTGAAACAGTCGATGAATACGCTGAAGCATGGTCATATTACTTAATTAAAGCTTCGGCTAATTTAGCTGGTGAAAAAGGTGAAATACCTCTTAAAAATCACACAAAATATGCTTCTGGAGTTCTTCCAATTGATACATATAAACGAGCGATAGATAATTTAATAGAGCATAGAGAGCGTATGCCGTGGAACGAATTGAGAAATCAACTCAAAGAAACGGGAACCAGAAATTCTACTCTAATGGCACTTATGCCAGCCGAAACAAGCGCTCAAATCTCCAATAGTACTAATGGTATTGAACCACCACGTGCTTTGGTAAGTTACAAACAGAGTAAGGATGGAGTCATGGCCCAGGTAGTTCCTGGTTACCACCATCTTAAAAATAAGTATGACTTATTATGGGATCAAAAGTCTCCTGATGGTTATCTTAAGATATGCTCTATACTCCAAAAATACATAGATCAAGGGATTAGTGTTAATACCTCTTACAATCCTGAACACTTCGAAGACAATAAGATACCTATGTCTACGATGATTACAGATCTAGTAACGGCATACAAATTTGGTCTAAAGCAATTGTACTACTTTAATACGTACGATGGAGCTGGGGAAATGACCGACCACGAGACGCATCATGCATACGATGGTGCGCCAATAATTATAGATGAAGACGATTGTGAAAGCTGCAAAATTTAATAAGGGAATACTTGATGATACTGACAAAAAACAAAAAGCTTCATACTGAAAAAAACATGTTTCTAGACGAAGCAGTAGATATACAAAGATTTGATATACTAAAATACCCAGCAATTGATAAGATTACAGAAAAGCAATTAGGATTCTTTTGGAGACCAGAAGAAGTTGATATCTCTAAGGATAAAAAGGATTTCTATAACCTAACAGATTTTGAACAACATATCTTCACTAGCAATTTAAAGAGACAAATTGTATTGGATAGTGTACAAGGTCGCGCACCTAACCTAGCATTTCTGCCTATAGCATCATTGCCTGAGGTAGAGACTTGGATTGAAACATGGTCATTCTTTGAAACAATCCATAGTAGAAGTTATACGCATATTATTCGTAATATTTACCCTAACCCATCAGTGGTATTTGATTCAATTCTTGATACAAAAGAAATTACAGAATGCGGACAAGATATATCTAAATACTACGAAGATCTAATAGATCAAAACCATACGCAAACTAGCCTTATGGACCATAAGCGTGCTTTATGGATGGCGATGCTAGCAGCTAATGCTTTAGAAGGTATCAGATTCTATGTGTCCTTTGCTTGTTCATGGGCATTTGCCGAATTAAAGAAAATGGAAGGTAATGCTAAAATCATTAAGTTTATTGCTAGGGATGAGAATACCCACCTTGCTTCTACTACAACAATGATTAAAAATCTATTAAAAGAAGATCCAGACTTTGTTAAAATCTCTAAGGAAATGGAGAAAGAAACAGAACAACTATTTGTTAGCGTTATTGAGCAAGAAAAAGCATGGGCTAGATATCTATTTAAAGATGGATCTATGATTGGTCTAAATGAAGCTATTCTAGCCCAATATATAGAATGGATAGGTTGTAAAAGAATGAGAGCTTTAAACTTACATTGTCCTTATACTGTATCTCAGGCAAATCCATTACCATGGACTGAGAAATGGATTGGGGGTGGCAATGTTCAAGTAGCGCCACAAGAAACTGAGATTAGTTCTTATGTTGTTGGTGGTGTAAAGCAAGATGTTAATGAAGACACAATGATTGGATTAAGTCTATGAAGCAAATAGAAATTTATAGTAAGGATAACTGCCCATTTTGTCAATACGCTATACAAAAAGCAGAGAATATGAAACAACACGGAATAGCAACATATGAAGTTTTCAAACTCAACATAGATTTTGACAGAGAAAAATTAATAGAACAATTCCCTACTGCACGAACATTCCCGCAAATTAAAGTTGATGGTGTATCCATTGGCGGTTGGGATCAATTTAAGGACATCGCATGATAAGAACTGTAGTTGAGTGTCAAAGCTGTTATAATAGAACTATCATAGGCCACAACGAGGAAGAGATAATTCTATTTTGTCCTCATTGCGGCGAAGAACAGGATCAAGATCTAGAACCTCTAGACTTTAGCGAGTAATATGGCATGGCATTACGAAGGAATAGAATGGCAACCGCCAGAAGACTTCAGTCCCGAAGACGTATATGGAATGGTATACATGATAACAAATCGAGCAACAGCCCGGAAGTACGTTGGGAAAAAATTCTTCTGGAGTCAAAAAACATTGCCGATAACCAAGAAAAGGAAAAGAAGGAAAAGAACTCTAGTTGAATCAGATTGGAGAGATTATTATGGATCTAATAAGCATTTGAGAGAAGAGTATGATCAGAGCGGACCTGACCTATTCCATAGAGAAATACTGCACCTTTGTAATACCAAGGGAGAATGTGCTTATATGGAAGCTAAAGAACAGTTTGATCGTGGGGTTCTATTAACCGATGATTACTATAATGGTATCATTCAAATTAAACTTGGGGGTAATGCAGTAAAAGGCCTATGCGAGGAAAATAAACCTTTACAAACACCTAAAACTGTGTTATAATATATACTTATGAAAAACAATATTATTCAATTTCCAATCGACCGTAGAAAGCAGCAGCTTTCGGCTGAAGAAGAAGAAGCTGAAGAATATTTCATAGGCGTGGCAGAGAATAGCGAAGAGCTAGCCCAGACGGCATTGGGTATCATTGAGGATCTATTAGATGATCTTGATCTTGATGAATTTCAAGGGATAGATTTTAGGAATTTAGAATACATGGAAGCAAAGGATGCTTTTGTTGTAGTCAATATAATAGCTTCTATGTTCATGCGGTATGGTGGTATTTCACATTTCTTACAACCAGATTTGGAAGTACTTTTTGATAAATTGATGGAAGAACAAGAGCAAAACGATGATATTACTTGATTATAGCCAAATAGCACTAAGCAACATTATAGTGCAAAAACTTAATGATGAAGACATGATACGACATATGATACTAAACAGTATCCGTATGTACAATAAGAAGTATCGTAAAGAATATGGCCAAATGGTTATTTGTGCTGATGGTGCAGGTTATTGGCGTAAGGAGTATTTCCCTATGTATAAGGGAATGCGTAAAAAGAATAGAGCTGAGTCTACTCAAGACTGGGGAGAAATCTTTAGAATTCTAAACTTGGTACGTGAAGAGTTAAAAGAAAACTTCCCATATAAAGTAGTCCACTTAGATGGTTGTGAAGCTGATGATGCTATTGGTGTATTGGCTCAGCAAACTCAAGAGTTCGGTCAACATGAACCAGTTATGATTATCTCTTCTGATAAAGACTTTATTCAATTACATCGTTATAAGAATGTAAAACAGTATTCTCCCATTCAAAAGAAGTTTGTTTCTGATCCTAACCCACGTAAATATACCTTTGAGCATATTTGTAAAGGTGATAAGGGTGATGGTATTCCTAATGTATTATCTCCTGATAACGCTATCATGGATAGCATTAGACAAACTCCAATGACTATGAAGAAGATAGAGCATTGGGCTGACAATATAGATAATCTTAAAGAAATTATGTCTCATGATGAATATCGTAATTTCCAAAGGAATAAAACTTTAATAGATCTATTAGAAATTCCTGCGAATATCCAAGAAAAGATTATAAATAATTTTAACAACCAAAAGCCCGTCATGAAAATGAAGGTTTTAAATTACTTAATTAAGAAACGATGCAGTTTATTGATTGAATGTGTGGAGGAATTTTATAATGGTTAAACCATTAATATCAGAAATATTAACAACAGCTAACAAGATGAAAGGTGGCCGTGCTAAGAAGATAGCATATCTTCAAGAACAAGATTGCACAGCCCTAAGGGATATTATTAGAATTGCATTCGATAATTCTATATCTCTAGCTCTCCCAGAAGGAGAACCACCTTTTAAGAAATTTGAGATAGACGAAGCGACTAAATATAGGCCCCAAGAGCTCAGGTTTGAGTATCCTACCTTTAGGTATTTTATGGCCGCGGTGACGCCAACTCTAAATCAATTCAAAAGAGAGCAAATCTTTATTGATCTCTTAGAAAAAATCCATGCCGAAGACGCACAACTTTTCTGCGACGCTAAAGATAAGAATATCAATCTTAAATATATTACAAAAGCGTTATTAAAAGAAGCATTCCCAGGCCTCATAAAATCATAGGAGAAATTATTACACACTAAATCTATATCATGATGGTCTATTCAATTAACTAACCGGAGTGTTGCTTATGAGTTATATTCAAATTGAACGTCTCAAAAAAGATAAAAATGAGGCAATATACTATCAAAGGAAATTATTAAAAAAAGGTAAGGATGTCTTAGCGTATAAGATGAGTAAAAAGATCGCATACCTAGACCATTACCTTAATGATATGGAGGCAATAACCAAGTAGCAAATAGACCCTTTTGTTTGAATTCTTTTGAACAAAAGGGTTTACATTTGGTTAAAAGTGTGTTATAATAGACTATATTAAATTGATAGAGAACTATATGAATATATTTGTTTTAGATAATGATCCTGTGATAGCAGCTCAGCTGCAATGTGACAAACATGTAGTCAAAATGATTGTGGAGTCTGCTCAAATGCTATCCACTGTACATCGTATGATTGATGGTAGCATGGAACGTAGACCATCTAAGTCAGGTTCAATGATCCAATACTTTAAGTTGGATGACCATCGTGAAAACATCTTATATAAAGCATGTCATTTCAATCATCCATCAACTGTATGGACACGCGAAAACTCAAGGAATTATGATTGGCACTACCGCCATTTTATAGCTCTTTGCGACGAGTATACATATAGGTACAATAAGGTACATTCCACTGACACTAAGTTAAGGGAAATACTTTATAACAAGCCTAAGAATTTACCGTATGCAGGTTATAAAACCCCATTCAAATTAGCAATGAAAGCTAATCCTGAATGTATGTTTGAAGATGCAGTAAAATCCTACAGGGCTTATTACAAAACTAAAAAGGCCAATTTCGCAATGAAGTGGACAGGCCGTCCAATACCGGAGTGGTTCTAATGCCAATGTACGATTTTAAAGATTTAACATCGGGTGAAGTTTATACCAAGATGATGTCTATTGCAGACATGGAAGAACACGTTAAAGATAAGAACATTCAACAAGTAATAGGAACTCCAATGGTTATTGGAGAAACTGGGGGATCGGTATTAAAGAAGGCTGGTAACGGCTGGAAAGAAGTACAGGATCGAATTAAAAAAGGCATGCCGCCGTCTTTAAGGGATAACATTAATACAAAATGAATAAGAAGCCAAGTAAACTACGTTTAGAACACCTAGCTAAATTAGAACCATTAACCTCTAATCAAAAGATTGCATTTGATGGATTTGCTAGCGGCAGTCATCTTTGTTTAGATGGCTCAGCTGGTACTGGTAAAACCTTTATATCCTTATATCTTGCTTTGGAATCAGTGTTTAAAAAGGAATACTCTAAGGTTATCATTGTAAGATCTGCTGTTCCTACTAGAGATATGGGATTTCTTCCTGGCACTCAAGAGGAAAAGGAAGACGCTTACACTGCACCGTATAAAGCAATTGTTAATGATCTATTTGACGATACCGATGCATGGAGTAAATTAGTTCAATCAAGACAGATTGAGTTTCTTACTACTTCTTTCATTAGAGGATTAACCATTAAGGATGCTGTAGTTATTGTTGATGAATCGCAAAACTGTAACTACCACGAGCTTTGCTCTGTTATTACTCGTTTAGACGAAGAGTGTAGATTTATTATGTCTGGGGATTACTACCAATCTGATTTTACTCGCAAGGGTGATCAGGACGGTATTAAAGACTTCATTGAAATTATTAAACACATGAATGGTTTTGAGCATGTAGAATTTACTTGGGAAGATATTGTCCGAAGTGGATTTGTTAGAGACTTTATAATGACCAAGGAATTATATGAAAACGGGAAACTTTGAACATGAACAGATTGATTTGGGCTACACAGACCTTGTGGCTACAACTGCATCCACTGGCAGAACATATGCCGCTCCTAATAGTGTTGCTTACCCTAGTATAACTACCGTACTTTCTATTCTCAGTGAAGATCACATACGAGAATGGAGAGCACGGGTTGGTGCTGAAGAGGCTAATAGGATCTCTAAGCGAGCTTCTACTAGAGGAACTGCAGTCCATAGTGTATTGGAAAAGTATGTAGACAACGAAGAAAACTATTTGGATGGTGCTAATTTAGTAGTCCAATCAAACTTTATGGAAGTCAAAGAAATACTTGACAGTAGATTAACTAAAGTCTATGCTCAAGAAGCAGCATTATACTCAGAACATCTAGGTGTTGCGGGTAGAGTTGATTGCGTTGGAGTATTTGATGGTAAGAATTCTATCATTGATTATAAGACTGCTGCTAAGACTAAAAAGAAAGAGTGGTGTGAGGGTTACTTCATCCAAGAAACTGCATATGCTATTATGTGGGAAGAACGAACTGGCATGCCAATAACTCAATTGGTGACCGTTATTGCAGGAGATGAGGGCGCTCAAGTATTCATCGAACACCGTGATAATTGGTCAAAGAAATTACTGGAGACAATAAATGAGTACAAGAGGCGCAAAATCTTTGGCCGTTAGAGCTAAGCAACAGATATCTATTTGCTGTGAAACCTTATGTGAAAAGAACGTTGTAGAAGAATATATTGAAGAATTAGAATCTCGTATCAAATTCTTAGAAGCTTCTAAGATCTTAGAAGATGAACACTCTGCGCGCAAAGCTGCAAAAATACTTCAAATAAAGTGAAAATAAGCCTTTACATTTGCTAGTAACTATGGTATAATATACATATAAATTAATAAGGACCTATGAAAGAAATGAAAGAAAATATAATATTAGTTGATTGTGATGGTGTCTTATGTGACTGGGAGTACTCATTTACTCAATGGATGAACCATAAAGGATTCCCCACAATTGATGATCAACAATACAATGTTGGCAAACGATTCGGCATCTCTAAAGAGTACGGCCATGACCTAGTAGCAGAGTTTAATGACTCTGCAGCTATTGGGTTCTTACCTCCACTGAGGGACGCAGTGTATTACATGAGACGTCTCAATATGTTACATGGCTATAGATTCCATTGTGTAACGTCTTTAAGTATAAATAAATATGCGCAAAGACTTAGAACACAAAACCTTGAGCTATTGTTTGGGAAAGGTATGTTTGATGAGTATGTCTATTTAGCATGTGGAGCTGATAAGACTGAAGCTTTGGCTAAATACGAAGACACCGAATGTTTCTGGATAGAAGATAAACCAGAGAATGCTGAAGTTGGAGCATCATTTGGTCTCAATTCAATACTCGTGGCACATGATCACAATGCTTATTATAAGGGTGATATACCGCGTTATTGGAAATGGAAAGAAATCTATAAGCATATTACTGGAGAAATCTAATGCCCGCAAAATTTAAAGAATCAGTAACAAACAGAGATGGCTCTGTTCAAAATTACTATATGCGATCAACTCCGCTTGAAGCTTTAGTAGAAAAATATAAGTCAGGTGGAGGATGTTATCCAAAGCTTAGGCAAAAGATTATGAACGAGCTTGTTCGTAGAGGAAAGGCGTACCTTGTCTAAATGGTGGAGAATCTGGGCTAAAAGTCTGGGTGAAAAGGTTGGTGAAACTGACAAGCAAGCGAATACTATAGCTAGTGTTCGTACTGTTTGGTGGTGTACTCATATGTTAACGTGTTTAGCTATTATACTCAATGCCATAGCAAATCATGGTTGGGGTTTAATAGGCTTATGATTACTGTAGCTGAGTCAGCAGAACTTAGACTAAGATCAGCAGCATTCCCTAAGGAATCTATTGGCGTTAGAATGGGCGTTCGCTCAAGCGGCTGCAGTGGATTAGCATATGTATTAGAATTTTGTTATGACTCCAATTCTGATGATACAGTTATATTTTGTTGCGATGACACCGTCTCAATATTTGTAGACGTTAAAAGCATGATACATTTGACAGGTACACGATTAGAATATGTGAAGAAAGGATTGAACGAAGGCTTTGAGTTTGTAAACCCTAATGTAAGTGATGAGTGTGGTTGCGGCGAAAGCTTTTATGTAAATAAATAGGTATGAAATGAAAATTACAATTAACGTCGAAGTTGATACTAATGACGAAAAAGATTTAAAATCTATAGAAGAACTTATAGAGATACTAACTGATTTAAAACATAAGGTACAATATTGTGAAGATTAGCTTTGAAAACACTTGGCGACCTTTGCCAAGCAATGTAACAATTCATTCAAGTGGTATTGATGGGCTAGGACTATTTGCAGTTGAGGATATACCTCCAAGCACTGATTTAGGATTAGCTAGATTTAAGTATCATGACACATTGATACGAACCGCATTAGGATCATTTACTAATCACAGTGAAGATCCATCTTGTGTTAATATAGCTAAGATAAATTCCTATGGCGATGAAGAATATACTCTATGGACATTGAAAGATATCAAAGCCGGCGACGAATTAACAGTATACTATCAAATGAAGCAGTATTACTCTTAAGTTGACTGTAATTTCTTTATAAATAAAGGTAAAGGAGATACAATGGCTGACTTATTAGATTTCGACTTTGGTTTTACTGCAGTCGATGAACACGAATTAGAAGCAGTACAGACGAGTCAGGTATTTGCTACTGAAGCTTCAGCCAATGTGCATGAATTGGAAGATAAACTTAATAAGCTTTATAATTCTATATTACCTCTCTTAACAAATTTAAAAAAGAATCCTGAAAAGGAATATATCCTTTGGCCAAACCGTGTAGAGAAGATCGAACAGTTTGAGGATTTAATTACGGAGATTATAAAGTAATGGCTACTATACCAAACACAAATGTATCAATGGATGCTATTGATACAGAGAACACAGCCTACAATCCATATATGGGTGTTAACGTTTCTCTTAAATCGTTATCTGATACCGCAACTGCTGGAACTGACCCTAAAGACGGGGCGCCTTATGGAATGGGCGAGTTTAGAGGATATACCCACATTCAAACATGGACGACTACGGCTACAATGTTCGCACAATACGCAAAGCCTGGATCAAAATTTGGCATTTCGCACTCTACCGCAGCAGACAGTACTGTAGACTACAACAATAATGGGGCTTGGGTCATCGAGTCATATTATGGCTCTAACTCAAATCCACTCGGCCTTCGAGTTTATAATGCTGTGCCATGGACTTCTTTATCTATGTCATGGTCAGCAGGTAGCCATACTATCTACTTTAGCAATGGCAGCTCTACTACTTACAGTTGGGCTGCGGGATCGATATCATTGTCAAAATCAAGTATGAACGCATCAGAATCTCCAGAGACATCTACTACGAGCTATCATACAAATTTGACGGGTGGTGGGCCGTCGGCAACAGGCACTGGCAATTACCTGCCACACGGCAGCAGTACTTCTGGCTCGCATGGCTTTCATCTAGCGAATGCTTCAATTACCTTGACATTTAATTTTGGAGGATAATATATGTTTTTAACTTACACAACCTCCGCGCTTTCTGACTCTGCATCGGTACGTGCCGCGGCATTAGAGCTACCTTATTATAATAACTATATCCACCCAGAAACGTTTTCCCCAGACGGCCGAGAGAAAGGCTGGCAATTTCGATGGGCAACAGAATCTGACATATACATGGTGTCTGCATCAATAACAGAAACTAGTGGAACATTAAAAACTGCAATCGACGAAGTTATTAGTCTTGTTGATGCCGATGAAGATCTAGGTACTGTTGATAACTATATGGCCTATTGCCAATATTATAAATCAAGTGAAGACTTGCCTGTGCCGCATTACGATCTTGCTACAGGGTTTGATCCAATATATAATCCTGATTTAATGGCAATCGTATATCTATCTGATGTCTCTGGAGCAATGGAATTTTGGAGTGATATAATCCCTGGCTCTACAACAAGCACTTTCGTCGTAGAAAAAGCGTTATCAAATAATGCACTAGTAATGTATGACAACACTCACGCGTCAAGAGTCAAACCTGCAGCATTTGGAACTGATGAAACTGATAGTGGATTAATGCTATCAATTTATATGAAAACATCATAGGAACAACTCTATATCATGAACATTTTAAACCTTAGCCTGCAAAAATCTCATTTCCATAGTTTATTAGAATATATCAAGTCTGGCCATACGGTGTATAGCAACTATATGCAGTATACTAACTACGACGAATCGTTTGGGATTAAAATCTTAACAGAAGAAGAAAATATTTCATTCGCTACTCAGTATCAAAAAGAAGAAGAAGTCGTACAACGTGTTACTGACTTAATTTATAAGTACAAAATTGATATACTTCAGGTTGGAATGCCAGGGTTGTCATACTTACACACTCATTTTGATGATAAGATAAAATACATTGGACCTCCTGAAGCCGCATCTAAATTAGAAACTAATAAGATATATTCAAAGAACGCAGCGATATTATCTGGAGTCAAGGTGCCAGAAACTATAAAGCGTGGAAAATACGGTGATACTGACTATGCGACTAACTTGCGGTTTCCGTCAGTAGAAAAACCATCACACATTTGGGGTCCTGCATCTGTTTTTTATAATGAAGAGGATGCTAGAATAGCTCGCGAGCAAGTCTTGAATCAAATGTATCCTAGATATGATAAAGAAATTGAATACTATATTGACGAGTATATTATCGATTTAATGGAAATCAATGTGTTTTTTGTTATATCAAATGGTTCGTATGTTATAACATCTACTCATGAAATTATAGGAGAAGGCTTAAATAAAACAGTTGAAGGAAACATATGGTTTCATGACTGCTACTTTAAGCCATTAGAACCTAAGGTTGATGCTATAGTAAGAAGAGAAGCTTCAAAGTACCTAGAGTATATTGCATCTTTAGGCGGAAGATATGAAGGCACTTTTGCTTCAGCATATACACCAAAGGGCGAATGGAAATTTTTAGAGATGAATGCAAGGCCTGATATATCGAATAGTAGTCCAACATTTATGACTGGTGACGAATATTTAAAAGGTTTATTTGAAGATATAAGTCTATTTGAAAAAGCTTGGAAAAATATAAATTTGCAAAAGCTTGTAGTACAATCGCCGGCCGGGGCATCTTACCCAATGCATATTCATGATAAGTATAACGTGGCGTATCCTAATAATTTACAAATACATGATAGCGGAGAATATGAAGGAAGCTTAGTATGCAAAGGCCACATCACTGGCACTATAATAGCTGATCATAACATTCCATTGGAATTTATAAAAGAATTTGAAGAAACCACATCATGGAGATTTAATGAAGAACCAGTGCGGTGAATGTACACTTTGTTGTACTGTTTTAGGATGGACTGATAATGCTAGTCATTTAGATAAATATAACGAAGCGGCTAAATACGATATAATATATCCATATTTTACCCCTTGCAATAAAGTTTGTAGTACTGGATGTTCTATACACGAAAACAAACCTAGAATATGCCAAGAATTTAATTGCGATTATATAACAAAGGACTTAGGAGAAGAGCACAAACCTATTAATTGTGGATTTGTTACGTATACAACAGAAGATGAAGAGCTATGGGTATGCATTGATACCAATGAAAATTTAAAAGAGTACTACAAAGCTCGTAAAGAATTAATGGATGAACACTTTAGACTTACGAATCCCTTAGGTTATCCTATAAAAATGTATAGTAAAGAGGACATGTTTAC